GGATTTGGTGGAGAGGACGGTGCAATTGTCGAAGCAAGAGATGCAACAATACCAAGCATTCCTAAGTACAACTTTGCTGGACAACGGAACAAAGCAAAGATCAAGTTATCTGGTGGCTATTTCATTCAACCGCGGATACAAAGGTATGGTGCACGATTGAGTAAGCGATCATATGTGCGATATTACAATATGAAGGATCGATTAAAAACTGGACAGACAGCTATATCACGATATGCACAAATGGCTGACCACCGACGACCAAAGGCGTTCAATTTGTTATTAGATCCAGTCAAAATATTACAGAATGGTTTCCTAAAATTCACAAAATTCAAAACAGTTGACGAGTACTACACGTTTTGCTCACCAACATGTGAAGATTTAACTCACCATGCACATGAATATCTAAAATCATTGAATGAGAAATCATTCACGCCAAAAGTGTGGGCAGATTTGAAACACTTGGAAACAGATTTTAAGAAGTCGATAGATTTCTTTATGAAGGATCAACCTAAGTTTCAGGCTAAACCAATCAAGGGACCAGGTATTTACTTAAATGGTGAGCGATATTCAGTGATGTCATTAGTTGAAATATTGAAAAGGCAAGACACCGATCCTAAACCATTGCCATTTGATCAGACATACAAAGCAGGCCAAGGTGTATCATCATGGAGTAAACAACAAACACTGCTTTTTGCTGCGTACACTCGCCATTTGAACAGTAAGCTTAAGGAGTGTATGGCAACGGTGGAAACAAAAGGATTTGAAGCAGTATATGCTACCAATGAATCAGATGCAGCAATAGGGCAACGATTTGCACGTGGATGTGGCCGTGCGATAGCAAACAACGAAGCAAAACATTTGTGCACTGATTTCAGTGAGCATGATACATCACATTCATATGTGGTATTGTTGTGGAAATGTCTAGATTTTATCGGCATGGGATTCGATCGTGGTTTAGTACAATCTTATTTTGATGCATACGTGAGTTGGAGACAAACAGCTAAGAAAGACGGGGAGAAATTAACCATCTATAATGATTTGATGCAACATTCTGGTTCAGCAGATACAATACATGGTAATTCAAAATTAACAATGGGCGCAAACGGTGCGTGCTTCGATTTCGAA